GCCGCGTCGTGAAGCTGCCTGGTGATCGTACTTTCGATGACTGGGAGATCACAGTAATCAATGATGACGAGTTTCAGGTACGAAATGCCTTCGAGACATGGAGCGAATTTCTTGCTGCACCAGACGGCAACTATTCGCTGGGTGTACTCGAAGACCTCGTAGGTGGTACAAGAGCGAAGGTCGAACAGCTCAGCCGAAACCTCGGCATAGGTGACTCTGGGATTGAAAATAAGGTTGTACAGACGTACACCTTTGTTGATGTATGGCCGTCTACTGTCGGTGAAATTTCACTTGCATATGACGAGAATGATGCAGTCGAAGAGTTTCCTGTGACATTGTCCTATCAGTATCATATTCGTGGCGACCTGACCGAGGGTCTGATCACGGGATAATCTCCTCGGGAGCGGTAGGCAAAGAAGATTTTAATTATGGATTATTTGGAGGCAGCATATGCCGTTTGAAGTATTTGGCTACGAAATCTCAAAGAAGACAGAGAAGAAGCCCAAGAATCTTTCTGGTGATGTCGTCAAAGGAGAAGATCCTGACGGCACCTCTGAGGTCAGCAGTCTTGCTGGTTTCGGTAGTCATTTCATCAGCACATTTCAACTCGATGATCAGTTCAAGAACGACAATGAACGCATTGCTCGTTACAGGAACTTAGCCCAGGAACCAGAACTCGACGGCGCAGTGAGCGATATCGTCAACGAAGCAGTCGTGATGAATGAACGCGACCCTGCGATTTCTGTAGTCACAGACAACCTGGAGCAATCGAAGAAGGTCAAGGATCAAATCCGAGATTGCTTTGAGGAAATCTCCGGATTACTTGATCTACGAACTAAGGCGCCCGAGCTTTTCGAGAAGTGGTACGTTGATGGCAGAATCTACTTCTATGTCATCATCGACAAGTCCAACAAGAAGAGGGGCATTGTTGATATCAAGATCGTAGACCCTACGAGGATTCGTAAGGTCCGCGAAGTCAACAAGAAGACGGGTCCTACCGGTGCAGAGACCACAAAGGAAGTCAATGAATACTTCCTGTATAAGCCAAATCACAAAGATGATAGCAAGGCACTTCAGTTGCAGCCTGACTCCGTTGTGTATGTTTCTTCTGGACGTATGGATCGAAACACCAAGTCAGTCCTGAGCTACCTTCACAAGTCTATTCGTCCGTTCAACCTTCTCAGGATGGTTGAGAATGACGTTGTAATCTATCGGCACTCTCGTGCTCCTGAACGTCGAATCTTCTACATCGATACTGGCGACCTTCCCAAAGGCAAATCGGAAGAGTATGTCAAGAGTATCATGAACAAGTATCGCAATCAGATCACCTTTGATCCGCAGACAGGCGATCTTAAAGATGCCCGTAAGCATCAATCTATCATGGAAGACTTCTGGATGCCTCGGAAAGAGGGCGGTAGAGGAACCGAAATCGATACATTGCCCGGCGGCGAGAACCTGGGTCAGATTGAAGATGTCGAATACTTCCAGCGTAAGCTCTATGAGTCTCTTGATGTTCCGACGTCAAGGTTCCAAGCTAAAGACAACAGATTCAGCATGGGCCGGCCTACAGAAATCACCCGCGACGAACTGAAGTTCAGCAAGCACGTTCAGAAGCTTCGTAACAAGTTTTCCGAAGCTTTTTACGGCCTCTTGCGTATTCAGTTGCTACTCAAAGGTATCATCAAAGAGGACGAATGGGAGGATGTCCGGAACAATATCATATTCGATTACCTTCAGGACTCTCACTTCTATGAATTGAAGAGCCTCGAATTACACAAGGAACGTGTAGGAATGATGCGAGATTTCAGTGATCTGGTAGGTGTGTACTACAGCAAGGACTGGATCAGACGAAACATTCTCAAGCAGACCGACGAAGAGATTGAACAGATTGACGAGCAGATAGAAGAAGAGAAGGCAGACGAACCTGAAGACGATGGCGGTGGTCGTGGCGGATTCAGATAACATTGTCTCTGACCGTCGGTATTCATAAATAGGAATTGAAGAAAGAACATCTATGTCTATAAACGACCTAATTCAAGCAGCCCGGGACGAAGACAGAGAAGCTTTCCAGACTGGCTTTGGAAAATCCATTGACCAGCGAGTATTGAACACTCTTGACGACAAGCGAGGACCAGTAGGGACTCAACTGTTCGACAAGGATGATGAAAATACCGAAGAAGAACCATCATCCGAGTAAAGGGCGCCGAGGCGCCGAGAACACACAACGACAACACCGGCAGAAGAGGACCAATATGTCAAACATCTTTGACCTTATCAGCGAACAGAAGAGCAGCCAGGCTTCAAAGGCTGTCAATACGACACTGCTTCAGAAGCTTGCAGAGAGCATCAAAGACAAGAAGATCGCTCTTGCAGGCGAAGTCTACGGACCATCGGAGTACGATCCGAATGAGTTGATCGACGAGGCTACACCGAAGAGAAAGGTCGTAGTCCGCAACGGCAAGCGAAAGAAGATCAAGAAGTGCAAGTCAGGCTTCAAGCTACAGGGTGGCAGGTGTGTGAAGATTAAGGCGAAAGAGAAGAGGCGGCGATCTAAGGGAGCCAAGAAAGGCGCTCGTAAGCGTAAGAGCAAGTCGGCATCCACTGAGCGCAAGCGTAAGAAGTCGATGAAGAAGCGTCGGTAACAATGGTAATTCACAAGAACGAGGTAAAATCATGTTGAAAATCAGATTCAATAATCGTATTTTGGTAATAGCAACACTTTCACTTGCTATTGTATCAGGCGGCATCTTTCTAGGTGCATCAACAGGTTGTCAGTCCGTTCAGGATTTTTCAAACAAGTACGAGGTCTCTGAGCGTGTAATCGAAAACGAGGAATTGATCGAGAGGTATGCCAGCCTGGCAACTACACTAGCACTCGATAAGCTTATCGATAGTGACGAAGAGCGAGAAAAGGTGTCGAAGGTACTCAACGATGTGTCCTCGTCTCTTGAAGAGCTTGTCGGAGAAGATGGTGCGAGTCTGCTAACTGTGCGGTCTCTCGTTGTACAAGAACTCGACAAATATGAAGGTCGAGAAGCCGACATCGCTCGCGTGGTTCTTCTACAGGTCGAAGATTTGCTAATTGCCATTGTCGATGTTCACTTCGAGGAATGGTCCGAAGACAAAGAGAAGCAGGCCATTGGTGTGCTCGTACGAGGACTCGCTCGCGGTGTTCAGGACGCAGTAGCTCCGGAGGAAGAGACTCCGGAAGAGACTCCTACCGAGGAATCGACAGAGGAAGATGCTCCTGAGGACTCTGTATCTCCGGAAGAGACTCCTGAGGACTCGACAGAGGAATAACATAGAGGGATCGATCCCATGCAGCTAATCACAGAAACAACAGATTCCGACATCCAGGTTGTGACCGAAGAGAAGGGTAAGGAGAAGCAATACTTCATTGAAGGTGTGTTTCTCCAGGCTGAAGTCGGCAATCGCAACAAGCGATTCTATCCCAAGGATATACTTGGCGAAGAGGTCAATCGATTCCGTACGGAACTGATTGACACAAAGAGAGCAATGGGAGAACTCGGCCATCCCGATGGTCCTACGATTAACCTTCATAGGGTCTCGCATGTCATCGAACAATTGAAGGAAAGCGGTAACGATTTCCTAGGCAGAGCAAAGATCATCGGCACACCGATGGGTAATATCGCCAAAAGCTTCATTGACGAGGGCGTCCAGTTAGGCGTTTCTTCTCGTGGTATGGGTGCAGTTGAAGAGAATTCAGCCGGGCTCTCTGAAGTCCAGCAAGGCTTTCGTCTTGCAACTATCGATGTTGTGGCTGATCCTTCTGCTCCTTCTGCCTTTGTGAACGGTATCATGGAAGGCAAGGAATGGGTATGGGACAATGGAGCAGTCCGTGAAGTAGATATCGAAGGATACAGAAAGAAGATTGAAGCAGCTTCAGCAAGGAAACTTGAAGAATCCAAAGTAGCAGTATTCGAAGATTTCCTTCGTCAGATGTCTAAAGCATAAAGAATCATAAATACCTTTGAACGAACAAAATCAATAGGAGTTGACAATATGTCACTACACGAAGATGTAAAACAAGTGCTTGATGGTTCTGATACGACAGACGAGAAGAAGAGCACATATCAAGTTGACCTCGAAGAGTCGACAGACTCCGCAGAAGTTGAAAAGGCACTGACGGAACACTTTGTCGTGACCGGACGTGAAGACAATTCGATTTCGATTGAGTCTGACGAAGACATCACTGAGTCCATTAAGACAGTAATCAATGAGACATTCGGCGATGATACTGTCACTGATGTTCGTGTTCTTGACGAAGAGGTAGAGGTCGTAAAAGGTTCGAGTAGAAGAGGCTCCACCATAATCGAAATGGGATTTCGATTCAACGGACCGAATGGTGATGAGGATGCGACTACGGCGGCCGAAGCAATCAGTGATCGCCGTGAAAAGCGTTCAGACATATTGGAAATCATCGCGAGCCATGTCGACTCCGCTATAATTAAGCAGTCATCGCTCGCTTTTGAACAGACAGGGAGAAACCAAATTGAAATAAGTGTCGAAGTTAGGGGCAATACCAAAGTCGATACTGAAAGAATTACCAAAAATATCGCCGAATACTTACAAGAAGAGTTTGAACTCGACGAGAACACCAAAATTGACAGCGAAGTGCTCGACGAAGTCAAGAAGCCCTTGAAAAAAGATGATGACGAGGAAGAGAAGGTCGACAAGAAGGGTAAGAAGGACGACGAGGACGACAAGAAGAAAAAGAAGAAGGTCGGCAAGAAGGACGAGGGTGATGACGATGACGAGGAAGAGGACGACAAGAAGAAAAAGAAGAAAGCCGGCAAGAAGGACGAGAGTATTGAGACTGACGGTCGTGACCTAGACGAGAGGGTTGTAGCCGATGCTGATACTGCTGACTCGTATCCTCAACGTTGGCAGAACGAAAT